TTAACATCCTTTCAGGATTAAGAGGGGAGTTAAACACCCCGTCATCTTCGATGCCACCCCTCTTTAGCATCCTTTCAGGATTAAGAGGGGAGTTAAACACCCCGTCATCTTCGATGCCACCCCTCTTTAACATCCTTTCAGGATTAAGAGGGGAGTTATTTTCTTTTAGTTTTGCACCAGACTTTGGTACCGGGATGCCATAAGTGGTGTACCAGTAATCAGGTTCAATTTCGATGATATTATTTAGTTGAGTATCGATGTTTATCTTAGTGTTTAAATCAACATGTTCAGGGATAGTAAGAGTTACTTTTATATCTTGATCAGCGAAGTTTAATCTGTTTAGCCTGGAGCAGATATGAGAGATATACTTAGAGCAATCTCTAATATCAGCCTGGAGGATATCCTGTCTGACCATGTTATGAACCTTAGCTTGAGCATAGGATCCTGTCTTTTCAGTATTAGTTGTGAGAGTTTGGCCAAGTATTCTTTTAGAGATTGATTTTTTACAGAAGTCTAGAAGAGTTGCGTAGAGATTAGCATTAGCTGAAGCATTTTTAAAGTCTGCGAACTCAATTAGAGTATTTTCAGAGATAACAGCTCCTAAGTCTGTACCCAGGTTCTTCACCATAGACTTGAGCAAATTCTTTTCTTCAGTAGTTGAACCAGGCTTGTATTTTCCTATTCTGATAGGCTTTCCATAGGTTTCAACAAAGGAAGCCCAGTTGTTGAGAGCAAAGGAAAAGAAGGTATAATATTTAATGATAGACTCATATACAGAATAATCTTGATATAGGCGCACAAATTTATCGTCTGGGAGGCTTTTCTTATCACTTTCGACATACAAGACCAGTTCAGATTTTTCGGCTCTTAAATCGAGGTTTTTGTATTCTATGAACTTGTCTATGGTATAAAGATTGTTTTCCAGTTTAAAGGCAATCTGGCGAAAGAGAGAACCTGTAAGCTTTAAATCTGTAGCCTGGTCAATGAGGACTTGGAAGAAGTTATCTAAAAAGGCTGTAAAGAAGTCTTGTTGTTGTTGGGAGATATCTTCAGGAAGAGTATAAGAAGCTGATTTAAGAGCTTCTACTCTGACATCTGTATCTCCGGCAAGGTTATCATCGAGCTTATAAAGTCTGTCATATAGACTATTAATCTGTTTTAGTTTCCCATTATGGGCATTATGTAGAGCTAAAGCCATTTCGGAAGGAGTGATTTTAGCTGACCAAAGAGGTTTTTCTTCCTCAATTTTAGTTTGGGTTAAGATGGTTGTTGATGTCTTTTTGAATATATCCAGTATGTTCATTTTTTCTCCTTTAATATTTTTAATCTATCCACTAATTACACGAATTGCACTAATAAGAATGTCCTTAACACAGAGTTTCACAGAGGTTATCACAGAGTTGCACAGAGTTTTAAGAGGGGAATTGATGCGGTCAAGATGCCCACGTTCCCAGTTAATTAAGATGCCGACAGGGATGTCGGCGCTCCCAGTTAGATAAGATGCGGTCAAGATGCCCACGTTCCCAGTTAATTAAGATGCCGACAGGGATGTCGGCGCTCCCAGTTAGATAAGATGCGGTGGCGCTCCCAGTGGCGCTCCCAGTGTTACCAGACATCTGAGAATTGAGTGGCCAGGCTTGTTTCAACTGTTTCATAGGTCTCTTCTTGAGAGTTTATTCTAAGGACATTGACTGCTCCGGTGAGGGCATCAGGTCCGTCATCGTTAGGATAATCAGGGAAGCCGAGTAATTGGTCTTCCAGTAGTTGAGTTTCTGCTGTTTTTTGCTTTGGAAAGAGAAGCCAGCCCCACTCGAAGTAAGGCTCAAGTCTTTCTATACGGAGTTCTTTCTTTTCTTTGTTTTCTACTCCTGAAAGAGGTAGCATATAGCCCATAACAAGAGCAATATCAGGGATGTAGTCCCAGATAACCTTTTGCCAGAAGTTGGACTCCATATAAAGGCGGGCATTGTATTTGCTGTGAACAGAATAGAGGTATTTAATCATATCTGTTATGGAAGCTTTTCTTAAGTAGCATTCTAACAAATAGTAGTGCTTTTTATAGAAGCCAATAGTCATGGAGGCTTTGTAGTCTGAGGTAGATTTTTCACCCAGAGAAGGGTCTGTGTAGTTAACTATTTTCTCAAAGGTGATATTTTTGATATCTTCAGAGGAGTAATATCTAAACCAAGCTTCTTTGAACTTTAAGCCTTCGACTACCGGGTTCATTCTGAAGTGTCTTTCAAAGCCAAATCTGCCAATAGTATGATAGATTTTGATAATTTGTTCTTTAGTATGCTTTTCAGGCCAAGTTGGATTGAAGTTGCCATCATCAACTTTAATGATAAGCATCTTACGGCCGATGAGCTCGCCTGTTTCTGTAGATTTCTTAAAGAGGTTTAAAGCTGATTTCTGATGAGTAAGATTACCAAGCCAGATGATATAACTTTGACCATCTTCAAGAGCTCCATAAGCTTCTTCAGTAACGAATTGGAGCTTTTCCTTAGCTATGCGTTCATTAAAAGATTGGTGGTCTTCTAAGTCATCGATGTCTATATAGTCAGGTCTGTGAGTCATGTGAATAACACCACGGACACCTGATTTATAGCCTAAGGCAAGGAAGCGACAGCCAGATTTTAAAGTAAAATCAGATTCAGAAGAAGAAGATGTTAGTTGTTCTCCGAAGTCTTGCTTTATTCTTTCATTAAAGAGGAATTCAGCTCTAATAGCTGCAGTTCTTTCAGCTGCTTTATCATCAGATTTAGCAATCTTGACATTAAAATGAATATCCTCGTTAAGAGCTTTCCAGATAGGTTTGATAATAGATAACTGAGTTGTTTTACCCATACCTCTAAAACCTGCAATGGCTGTAATTTGTCCGAGTATTTCAGTTTCTTCATGAGCTATTTTATGAGGAGCACCTGACTTACAACGGATGTAGTGAGGAAAGTAAGTTTCAGCAAAGAAGAAGAAGTCTTTTTTAGCTTTGGCCAGTCTCTTTGCTTTTGCTACTTTATCATTAGGCAAAGGTGTAGAGAACTTCTTAATGTTGGAGATTAAGAGCTCGAGCCTCTTATCAAATTCTTTAGAAGTTATCTGCTTATTCATCACTCATCCTAAAGTTGTTTCCTGAAGCATATTTTCGTCTTAAATCATCGGCAATTTCTCTGACATACTTTCCCCAGAGCATAAGGAAATCTTCATCTCCTATTTTGTTTTGGATGCAGTGAGTAATGTCTTCCAACATGTTAAAGATGTTAGAGAGCATGATCTTTTCAGGTGATATTTTCTCAGCTATTTTTGCTACTTTTGCCAGAGCATCAGCAGTTTTGGGGTCTGTTAATCTTCCCTCTTTCATTGCCTTATTGATTTCAGCTACAAGAGATTTAGTCATTTCAATAGTTAAGCCAATAGTCCCTGAAGCCCTGATGGCCTTATCCCATTCATGTTTCTTTTTCCAAGCATAGATAGTTTGCTGAGAGACTTTCAGAATGGTAGCAATCTCACTTATCTGTTTGCCTTCCATAACATAAAGTCTTTCAGCTTGTTCTTTGATTATACGCTTATGAGCCATTGAATGCCTTCCTTATTTTTTTGTCGTAGTAGTTTTTAACGATGTTTTCGATTTGAGATTTATCTCTGTCATCAAGGAATAAGTAAGGACGAGCAGGGATTTTGACTGATTTTTCGAGCTTATAGAGGGCTTCTATTTTATCGTTTCCTAGGTTTCTGAAGATAATACCCTTGCGAATGAAGGTATTCTCCCACTCAAGAGGCCTTTTAACCTTAGCTGCAGGTGTTAAAGGTATTGCTAAGTATTTTGCTTTTTTAGGTAAGATAGTGCCTCCTTCCTGGTGTATTCGAGCATAAGTAACATTAGTGCCAACCACGATAGAATTACCCCGGACTACATAAGTTATCGAGCTTAGGAGATTACCACTATCAGTTAGGGTAGCCTTGTTTTTAAGCTTATTGGAAGTAGCAGGAGTGATTTTATTCTTTCTGATTCTAGACTTGATGTTCCCGGTAATTACTTGACCAATTGCTTTTAAGAGTTGTTTATCTTCAATCATAGCCATTCTCCAAAATAGACAGGTTTAGAGGTAATATCATCATCGAGAGCATCTTCTTTCATGATTAGAATCTCTCCTTTCTGAATTTTAACTAAATCTTTTAAAGCTTGTTTCTCTTGTTCTTTGACTGCTTCAGGGATGTCATTAGAAGCAAAAAGTCTGTAGCATTCTGCTTTAGAAAGAATTATACAGAACCTGTTAATCATGGCATTTGTCCCGGGTAATGGCAGGTCATACCTAACCTGAAGAAAACTATCAATGTAGCTTGATTGGTCTTCTAACATCATAATAAGTTGATCATCTGTAATGTCTTGTAACAGAAGGTTTTTCTTAGAACCGAAAGAGTCTTTTAAATTTTCTATTGTACCGTACATTTTTTCTCCTTATATTTTTTAAGAGCTTTTACACGAATTAACGCGAATTTGAGCGAATTAACACGAATTAAGAATATCCTTAACACAGAGGACACAGAGGTTTTCACAGAGTTACACAGAGTTTTAAGAAGGGGTAAGATGCCGACAGGGATGTCGGCGCTCCCAGTGTTAAGATTCATCATGAATAAAATTAACCTGGTAGGTTATGAATCCGGGGAAAATAGCAAGTCTTCTAAAGCCATTAAAGTATAAAAATCCCTTAGCGAAGCTTCTTTTATTAAGTGATTTACGCATATCATCAATAATATTAAAGATAGCTGTAGGTTTCTTACCTTTTATATGATTTGTAGAGACATAAACAGCTACAGTAGTCTTTATGGTGTTTTGTCTGCCATTTGGATTAGGATCAGCATCAGAGAGTTCTACAAAAGCAGAAGGTGGAAATAGAGTGTATTCACTAATGTTATCATACTGCCCTTCATAAGGTTCTACCTGTTTAAAAAGTTTTCCATCCTCTGTCTCCAGGTCTTTTAATTTTACGATTAATTCTTCTAATAAAGTACTTAGCATAAAGGCTCCTTTTGTTTTAATCTATCCACTAATTACACGGATTTCACTAAGAAGAAGATCCTTAACACAGAGGACACAGAGGTTTTCACAGAGTCTCACAGAGTTTTATGAAAAGTGTGAAGATATCCGTAACCCCTGAAAAGAATCTCTCTTTCAAGTGATGGAGCCATAATAACACAAGAGTTAAAAATAAGTAAAAAAAGTGGGTATTTTACCCCATTTTTTTTATGAAAAAGATTAGCTGTGATATGGTGGCTTTGAAGATAAAGAGCTTTTACACGAATTAACACGAATTAAAGCGAATAACACGAATTAAGAGAAGAGGGAAATTTAGGAGATAAGATGTTTTATGAGAGTATTAAGCAAGCGGTTAAGAATGGCAGTAATATCATTATTGAGAGTGATAATTTCACTATTAACAGTATTGAGGAATTAATATTTTTAGCAGCTCAGTCAAAGAGTCATATCACTATTACAAATTGTAGCAAATTATCAACAAGTGAGTTTGAAGAAATATCAAAACTTGGTAGGAGTTTAGTTACTTTTGATATGAGGAAGGTTAAATGAAGCCCCTAAATCCCCTAAAGGGGACTTTAAGAGCGGGCAAGATGCCCACATTCCCAGTTAATGAAGATGCCGGCAGGGATGCCTGCGCTCCCAGTTAATGAAGATGCCGGCAAGGATGCCGGCGCTCCCAGTGAGGGGAATTGAAGATGCCGGCAGGGATGCCTGCGCTCCCAGTGAGGGGAATTAAGGAGATAAGATGAATTGGTATAAGATAGTAAATAGTAGTGAGGGAGCTGATGTATATCTTTATGATGAGATAGGCTATTGGGGAATATCAGCTCGTTCTTTTCTTAGTCAGATAAAGCAAATTAAAGGAAGATTAACTCTGCATATTAACTCTCCGGGAGGAGATGTGTTTGATGGAATTGCTATTTATAACACCCTGAAAGACAGAGGTGAAATAACAGTAAAGATTGAAGGTTTATGTGCTTCTATGGCTTCTATAATTGCTATGGCCGGAGATAGTGTAGAGATGGCAGATAACTCAATGATGATGATTCATAACCCTTGGGCCGGGATGAATGGGGACGCAAGTGAATTTAAGAAGATGGCTGATGTCCTTGACCAGATAAAAGCACTATTAATTACAACTTACAAGTCTAAAACAAATTTAAGTGATGAAGCAATATCTTTGCTAATGGACCAAGAAACCTGGCTTAGTGCAAGTGAAGCATTGGAGAAGTGTATAAGAAATGGGAGGAGATTAACGCTGAGTCACCAACAAATAAGACAAGCACTCCTCCTGAAAATATAAAACCAATACAAAGAGAGGAAAATATGGATGAACTATTTGAAGTATTAGGTGTAAAAGATAAGGCTGAAGCAGTTGTTAAGATTGATTCCTTAACCACCCAAGTAACAGCTTTAAGTGCAAAGAATCAGAAATTAGAGACAGAAGTAAAAGACTTAAGAAAAATCAATGTCGAAGGAAAAATTAACCAAGCAATAGCTGAAGGTAAGATTACCCCGGCACAAAAAGACTTTGCTACAACACTCATTAATAAAGATGAAGCTTTGTTTGATGAGTTTGTGAAGAATGCCGGTAATAGTAAGTCAGACCTTACTAAAACAATCACCCTGGGTGCAAATGCTGAAGAAGAGTTAAGCTGGGATGTATTAATGAAGGATCCTGAAAAGGCAGAAGATTTATACAAATCTGACCCTAAGCTATACTCAGAACTAAAAGAGAAATACATGGAGGATAACAGATAATGCCAAACGCAAGTAACACAATTTATGGTGATTTAATCACTACCGAGACTCTTAATGCTATCAAGCGTAAGAGTAAAGATAACAGATATGCAATGAGCTATCTTTATGATGTATCAAAGTTTGCTAAGAATGTTCCTTATATTACAACTGAATCAGGCCAGACTGTTGCTCTTGGTGCTGCTTTTACTGAGCCATCAGGTGCAGGTGAAGGATCTATTGATTTAACAGTAGATCAAAAGGCAGGTAATCCTTTTATAGTACAAAGAGATACTGATTATCAAACAACCGTAAAAACTCTAACAGAAAAGTCTGCAGATGCAGGTTCTAACATCTTAACAAAAGAAGATGTTAATATCTTAACAGGTTTGATTGGAGCTATTCCTGCAGGGCAAAAGGTTGATTTTGCAGGTCATGCAACTACAGCTAATAAGATAACTTTAGATGATTTCATTAATGCCAGAAAACATCTTAATGAAAAGGATGCACCTATTTCAGGCAGATTTTGTTTGATTGGTCCTGAGCATGAATCTCAGCTCTTCAAGATAGATCAATTTATTTCTGCTGATAAAATTGGCCAACAAAGTAAAATGCCTATTCCTAACGGTTTTATTGGTAGATTGATGGGCTTTGATGTGATTCTTTTAAATCATCTTCCAAAGGTAGATAAGGCAGGTGCTATTAACGCTACAGCTGTAAAAAATGACAGTACTCCTGTTATCTTCGGACACAAGTATTGCTATATGTATGGTAATCAGTTAATGGAGACTCTATCAAGTACTAATGACTTATCTGCTACAGACAGATATGTACCTTATAGAACATTTGGCAGAGGTAAATTAGAAGACAGCTGGGTTTATCAGGTTTGTGATAAAACTACTGCAGACCCAACTTCATAAGGAGGTAGATTATGAGTAGTATTCCAACAAAACCTAGTTTAGATGGATTAGTAACAAATTTTCATGATCAGATAGCTGTATTCAATCATGGTACTTGTTGGTTAGGTGATGGAGCTTTTGATAGCATTGAAGAGATACCTTCTGAAGCACTTTTAGTTCAAAAAGAGTTTGGAATTTTTTTAAACTCTGCTTTTGATGAAATTTCAGATCTTGGAGAGAATCCGGGTAAAGAAGAATCTAAGGTAGCTAAGTTTAAAACAACTAACTTCTTAATTGAAGGTAAGCGTTCTAACACTATTGAGCTGACTTTAATAGGTCTTAATCAGGCTAGAAAAGACTGGCTTGAAAGTCAGTTAAATAAAGAAATTAGGACTATTGCTTTATGGTCGGCTGATAAAGCAAACTGTTTAATCTTCAATGGTATGAGATGGAGCTATGAGAGAAGTAATGAGTTTAATGGCTTATATACTGCTACCATAAGCACAGAGTACTCCGGACCTACTAAGGATAGGTATTTTATCATAGATGGTATCCCTGAAACTGCTGAGTAAATCAGTAAGGAGAAGAGATGTCAGTATGCGAACACCACGAGAGTTTAGTAGGAGATATTAAAGATATCAAGAAGAAGTTAGATGGAAATGGGAGACCCGGGATGTTGGAAAGATTAAGCAGAGTGGAAACTAAGCTTAATATCATCATCTGGTTGAATGGGTTAATGGCCGGGATAATGATAGCCAGTGTTTTGAAACCGATAATTGGGTAGCCCCTAAATCCCCTAAAGGGGACTTTAAGATGGCGGACAAGCTGTCCACCGTCCGACAGAAGAGGCTGGGTTTCCCAGTGAAATATAGGAGGAAAGAGTGAGTGAATTACTAAATCATCCTGCAGTAGTATCTGCAATAAGTGTGGTAGTAACAATGATCATTATAGGAGTAGTTTATTTGATTAGAAAGAAAATGCTTTCTATCGATAGCGTACTTCCTACTGTTCAAAGAGTAATAGAAGCGATACTGGGTGCTTCCAGGTATGAACATCCGGCATCACAAATAGAGAAGGATATTAAGAATATCCCTTCTGCTGAAATGGCTAAATTAGCTAAGAAACTAGCAACGGATAATCCTGTGCAGAAAGTATATGATATAGTAACAGAACCTGCTAGGAAAGCAGGAGAGCAAGATGGTTCAGGCTGGCTTAAAAACTTAGCTACCGGATTAGGTCGAACGGCTATGACCGGGCTTGCTCAAGGATTAGCTAAGAAGCTGTTTTAATCATGGAATGCCTGCAGGATGCAGGCGTTCCCGGTTAATAAATGAATCTATCCACTAATTACACAGATTACACGAAGAGGAAAGAAAGAGCCTCACACGAAGGCACGAAGGCACGAAGAAGAAAAATAAGAAAGAAGATATTTAGCCACGAATAACACGGAAAACACGGATAAGAAGAAGAAATAGAAGAGAAAAAAGAAAGAGAAGAAAGGCGGACAAGCTGTCCACCGTCCGACAGGAGATGAAGATGATGAGACACATTAAAGGTGAATATAAAGAATTAGTTAGAAAGATGTTAATAAGGCATGAAGGGCTAAGACTTAAGCCTTATCGCTGTAGTGCAGGCAAGCTGACTATTGGTGTTGGTCGCAACATAGAAGATAATGGGATAAGTGAAGAAGAAGCATATCTAATGCTAGAGAATGATATTATTGAAGTAAGAGACAGTCTTGAAAAGAAGTATAACTGGTTTGAAAGACTTAATGAAGTTAGAAAGGCTGTTGTTATTGATATGGCTTTTAACTTAGGAATACCAAGATTTGGAGCATTTAAGAAGACAATTGCTTTGATAGAGTCTGAAGACTTTGAAGAAGCCGGTAAAGAGATGCTTAGATCAAAATGGGCTGTGCAGGTAGGTTACAGGGCAAGAGAATTAGCTGAAATGATGAGAAGTGGGAAAGAATCTATCCACTAATTACACGAATTACACTAAGAAAAAGAAAAGTGAAGGTATTGCTTGGCAATGATGAATTTAAAGAAAGAAATAGCCACCGAAGGCACGAAAAGAAGACCTTCACACGAATTAACACGAATTAAAACGAATTACACGAATAAGAAAAGACCCTTAACACAGAGTTACACAGAGGTTAAGAGGAGTTTCACAGAGTTTTTAAGAAAGGAGAAGAAATGAAAGTATATACAAATATAAATACTTTGGTTAAGGTAAAGAGATTGTTAGATGAAGTAGGTTTGAATGGTGTCCTTGATGGAGAAGCTAAAGCCAATAAGAACTTAGATGAACTGTTAAATGATTTGTTAACAGGTGGTAAAGCTATTGAATTCTTACAAACTATTACCAGAAACAATGATGTTGATTTTGGAGAAATGGAGCCTGAGGAGGTGCAAAAGCTTGTATCAGATTTTTTTACAGGTATCATCAAGTTCTTACCAGAATCAGTAATCAAAAAAATGGGGATTCTAACAAAAACACAGGGAATGTCTTCTTAGACTATATCTATATACTTAAAAGATTGGGTTTGTGGTATGATGATATTGAACTTGATGAAGCTGTTTATCTGTTGGGTAAATATAGAGATAAAAGCAAGTAGGAAGTTATTTTTTATGAGATTCATCAAGAGATATGTTGATGCGATAAGTCTTGGTTTTTGGGGAGTTCTCAACCTTTTTATTAGATTGAGGATATTTTCCCAAATCTTGAAGCCATGTAATTGGTTTACCCCATTTAGCAGGGATAAAAATAATAATGAAAAGTGCTATAATTGGCACAATAACAGACAAAATTTCATTAAAAGTCATAATTTCACCTCACATAGACAAAATAAGAAGAAGGTAAGAAATGTCAAATAGTAATTTAAAATTCAGTTTGATGATTGATATAGATAAGGCTCGTAGAGCTATCTCTGTAATACAAAGTGAGATAAGTAATGTTCAAAAGTCATTGGGTAATAATGTAAAACTGGATGTTGATGTAAGTGAGGCTGAAAGCAATCTAGAAGATCTTGATGGAAAGACTGTTAATGTTGACGGAGATGCTTCAGGAGTAGTTGCATCTTCTTCAGATGCCCAAGGTGCTATTGATGAAGTACCTGATGAAAAAGAGACCAAGTTTGTGGGCGATGGTCAGCCACTTATTCAGACTATGAGCCAGATAACTTTAGCATTAGGTGGATTATCAATGCTGTATGGTAAAGTAAAATCTGCATTAGGTGGTTATATCAGTGCATCGCATATCCAAGAGAAGTCAGAGCAGTCATTGATAAACTCAATGAAAGTTAAAGGCATAGCTACAGGAAATAACATAGATATGGTGATGAAGTTAGCCGGTGAAACCCAAAAGCTGACTACTGTAGGTGATGAAGAGAGTATGCAACTTCTGTCAATGGCAACCAATATGGGTATAACTACTGAAAAAATGGAAGAGGCCTTGCAGGGTTCGATAGGATTAGCAACAGCTTTTGCTTCTGCAGGACTTAGCCGAGAAACTGCAATGAAAGGGATAGCTCTTGCCTATGAAGGAGAATTTACCCAGCTTCAAAGGTATATTCCTGCTTTAAAAAGTGCTAAAGATGAAACAGAAAAGATGGCTATATTACAAAAAGCAATGGCAGATGGGTTTGAGTTATCTAAGGCAGAGACAGAAACAGGAGCGGGAGCTTTAGAGCAGTATCAAAACCTGGTTGGAGATTTACGAGAGAAAATAGGAGATATGATAAATCAAGCCTTAACTCCATTAATAAAGGTTCTTACTGATGTTGTCAGCTTTTTAAATGATTATCCCGGTCTTGTAAAAGTGTTAATATCTGTATTAGGTGTACTTGCTGTTAGAATCGCGTATCTTACAACTAAACAGATTGCTCTTAATGCAGCTAAGGCTGTTGGGGTTGCTTTAACTGGTAATTGGGTTTCACTTGTAGCAGCTGCTGCAATAGGTGTAGGTCTTTATGCCTCTTCAGCAGTGTTTGCTGAAGAAAAACAGACTAATTTTAATGAAGCTATAGATGAGTCTAACAGAGGTATAGAGAATCAGGAAGATAGATTTAAAAGACTTACTAAAGAAGCTAAAGCTTATGCTGATGCTCTAGATTATGCTACAGCTAAGAAGGATCTGCAGGATATAAGTGAGTCTATAGATAAGCTTTATGCTTCAGTAGGTGCTGATCGAGACAGTGAAATAATTTATTTTCCTAATGATGATGCTGATGAATTCTACAATAAACTGAATGAACTAGAAGCCAAAGAAGCGGTATTAAAACAAAAGATAAGAGATGCTGATGTTCAGGCAACAAGAGATTATTTTTCAGAAAAGGAACGTCTGGAGTATGAGGCTAGTCTATCAGGTATTGAACTGTATCATTATAAAATAAGCCAATTACAGGCTGAATATGATGCTCTGGGAAAGCTTGATGCAGAAAATGTTGATGCTAAATTAGATTTAGATAAACAGATGTTGGTTTATAAAAAACAAATTGCTGATGAAGAAAAGCGGATAAATACTGAAACAGAGGCTACAAAAAGTAATGAAGAAGAAAAGTCTAAACAAGCTTTGATTGATTCTCTAAATACTAAGAAATTAGAGATGGTTCAGTATTATGCTAACCTTCAGCAATTATCAGCAATAAGCTATGATAAGATGAAAGAGGACTTTGCTAAATATCTTGAAGAAATAAAAGAAGCTTATGGTGAAGAAAGCCAGGAGTATCAAACTACAAGAGATGAATTAGAGAACATTCAGAAAGCAAGCCAGATGAGGATGATTCAGGAGAAAGGGACATTTGCTTCTCGAATAAGTGCTTTAGATTCAGATTCAAACTCAAAACTCTTAAATCAATATGAAAACTTAATGGCTGAACTTAAAAGACTATATAAAGAAGATAGTGATGAATATGAAGAGTATAGAAATAAGATAAATGAGCTATCTTCTGAAGAAGCTTTATCAAAATTCGATGAAGAAGATGATGGGCTTGAGGATAAGATAAAGAAAATCAAAAAGTATTATGACTTAAATCATGATTGGTTAATTGAATCAGGTAAAACAGAGGTTGAGCTAGAAGAGAAAAAAAAGGAAGCTATTCTTGCTGTAAGAGTTCAACAGCTCCAAAGCTCTGTAGCAATAGGTGCAAAGCTGATGAATGCTTATCAAGGTCAATCTAAAAAATTGTTTTCAATAGGTAAGGGCTTAGCAATTGCTTCAGCTACTATTAATGGATTTGAAGCAGCAGCAAGAGCATTTAAAGATTATCCATGGCCACTTAGTGTCGCAGTAGCTGCAACCCATGGAGCTTTAGTAGCTGCAGAGATTAGCAAAATTAAAAACACAAAATATATTCCTAAGGCCGAAAAGGGTGGATTAGCAGGCTTACTAGCAGGACCTTCACATGCTAAGGGAGGTATCTTGATTGAAGCTGAAGGGGATGAGTTTATTACTAGAAAGCAGAGAGTTAGAGAACTTGGTGTGCCATTCTTTGAATTCTTGAATAATGCACCAATTAATAAGGTTAAAGAAGCTTTAACCGGGATACAATTGCCTACGTTGAATATCCCTGCTGTTCCTAAAGTAGCATACGCTTCTGGTGGTTTAGTATCTTCAAACAATTCTTTCATTAATGATCTAATCACTGAAATCAGATCTTTAAGACAAGAGTTTAAAGAAAAGAATATGACTGTAAATAACTATATCTCTGCTAATGAAGTGATTGATAAGGCTGATAGTGCTAAGTTTAATGAAAAGAATGAAGAAGGAAGTATTGTGAGGAGCAGATGGTAGATTATAGGATAGAGTTTGTTACTGCTGAATTTGGCTTTAATTCAGTAGTTTATAACTTCAATACAGGACTTGTTAATATCGAATACTCTCCTCAGAAAGTAGCTGTCAATAACAACTTTGACCAGGAACCTGATAGAGTTGAAATTGAGATAATGCTTGATGATTGGCTTAAAACTAACCTGGTTAATGGACTTGAAGTTAGAAATGCTATTAGTAGTTATGATATTAAGGTTTATAGGGGCAATATCCTTGATTTTAGAGGTGCTGTGCTTTTAGACGGACTTGGATTCAAACATCCTGATAAAGTGCTTAAATTCAAGGCTTATTCCTATTCTTATTTGCTAAGTTTCGAAAAAGATGCTGCTTACTTCCCTGCTAATAGGTCTTTAGATCTCATCATGAGTGGGATAAGTCAAAAAGTATCTCAACGGTATGATAGAAACATTAACTTCCTGGATAAAAACATTATCTATAATAATACTGAGCTGACTGATTATCCCTTCTATGAGATAGCTTCCTTTTATGAGACTGCCTGCTTAGAAAGGACTTCAGATATTGGTTATGACAGCTATACTCTTCCTTTTCATAGTGATGCTAGAATCATTAGATTTAGGAGGATTGACTGGGTAATTAATGAATATGAAGGTTCTTATACTCTTACTAAGCAAAGCTTTATTGCTGAGATATCAAATAAGGTCTGTATTGATATGGATATTCAGGGTGAGAAGATTGGAGATTACTCTTCTCTTGATAGTGCAAGAAATGCTATTGAAACAGCTAAAGAAGATTATCCTGAACACTATGAAGACACTTCCTGGATTGGCAGGAGAGAGTATTCCTTCCTAGAGATATATGGAACTACCTATAAGGTTGCTTCTGATAACAGAACTCTTACCATTTCAGGCAAGGTATTTCCAACTTCCTTAATCTTAAAATCTGATAATAGAAAGTACCTTACTGCCTTAAAATGCTTCCTGGTAATTCATAACTTCACTATTATCAAAAGAGAGGCTGATGGCTTCTTAAGGATAGTCAGAAACCACTGGGGTAATACTGATCATGGAGATCTAACAAGTGATGTAACTGAATGTGAGGAGATTAGAAATTTTAAGCAGATAGTGCCAGATTTTAGCTGTTTAGATGCTCTCTACAATTCTGCTGAACCATTGATAATTCTCTTAACTGACTATTATACTTCAATTGCTAATAAAGCAATCAAATATAAGCTTAAAATAGATGATATAAATAAGAATAACCTGTCTATCTTTGATATAATAAGAGTTAATGAAGAGCAGTTATTCATTACAGAGCTTAAAAGAGACTGTGTCAAAGATGAATACCAGGCAATAGCATGGAGGACTAATGTATAATAAAGAAGTAAGATTTATCAGAATAGCTTCCAGTGTTTCAACGCTTACCTTAGAACATGCTGAAGTAGATTATTCTCCTCATAAGAAGTACTTAATTGATAAGACTAATGCTTATGATCCTACTATAATGATTAGGAGAGAGCCTTATTATGAAGACAGCTTTAAAGTTGATGCTATCCTTAATACAGCACAATATAATGAGCTTAAAGACTATCTAATGGGAGAAGGTAAGCTGTATATAGAGTATTATGATGATACTGGTAAGAAGCAATTCCCTGTAATAATAGAGAAATACCCTAGTCAAGTTGATGACTTAAGATACTTTACTGAAGTAACAAGAATTGAATTTAAAGCAATATATAAAGAACTATCTCCAATTAACTATGATGAGGCTCCCGGGTGGGGTAATTCATGGGGTTTAAGCTGGGGATTCTAAAAGGAGGACAATATGACTGAGACAAGTAATTATGGCTTAAAAAAGCCTGCTGAAGGCTCTTCTGGATGGGCTAATGATGTGAACGGAAACTTTGATGCGATTGATTCTAAAATGAAAGCTAATGAAGGGATTGGTGATGCTTTAAGTGAGCATCTAAATCCAGGTTATGGTCGTCATAATTTAGATGATATTGCTTCTCAATTTCTAGATCAATTAGGAGTATATCAGGGAGGACTAGATCAACTGCTCCAAGAGATTGTAGGTACTACAGATTCTAGTGAGTTTACGAAAAGTTTGAATGATTTGAGACTTCATGTAGGGACCCAAGGAGGTCATTGGGCTAATAGAATAGCTTGTGGTTTTTCTCTGTGGGGAGCTAGTAATGTTGATACTGCTTTAAGTAAAATATTTAATAAACACCCCTATATGTATTCATTTAGGCATGTTGCTGATAATGCTTCAGTGGATGTTACTGAAGCTGTTTTAAAAACCTATGCTTCTTTACACTCTAGTCTATCAGCATCTGTTTCAACTGAATTAGCAGTAGAGGTTCTCAAAGATGAAGGTGACTTCTATACTCAAGAGAATAGCATCTCCTGTAAGATATATAAGCAAATTGAAGACTATGCAGGTATTACTAAAGAACATTTAGACAGGATTAACATAAGTGGGCTGACTGTTGGTTCTACCTATAAAATTATTGTATGGTTTAAGAGAGTTGATGCTTCTGGACCTGAAGATCCAATATAAACTATAAAGAAAGTCCGCAGAAATAAAAGAGAAATTTCTCTTTTAATTTTGCGGACTTTTATCTTTTTATGTTCATTTTAAACATTTTCTCATTTATTCTTGCAGACTATTGAAATAGTATTTAGCTACTTTTCTCGTTTATTTTTGCGGAATTTCTCGTTTATTTTTGCGGATATTATTAAGGATAATCTAGGGGAGGGTGCTTGATGATTAAAGAGTCTCCCTTGACCAAAGTTAAAAAAAATAAAACAAATATTGACAGATTGACCGCGAGTCAATAAAATGAATCCTGTTTGATGAAACTAGCAAAAGAAATGAAGTAAGAAGGATGTGCAAAGTGACAATAAACAGGAAACAGCAAGAGTATGAGTTTAAGAAGAATTTAATTGTTTCGGCAGCTGAGGAGATCTTTTTTACGAAAGGTTTTGAGAATACTACTATGATGGAGATAGCCCATAAGGTTGGTTATAGTAAGGGTTCAATCTATTCATATTTTAAGAGTAAGAATGAGGTATGTTTTTGTATAGTAAACAATTATTTTGGGAGTATAGCAGAGTTAGCTCAAGAGATAAGTAAAAAGAAGTGTGATGGTTTGCAAAAGTTGATTATATTTAAGAGTAGGTTTTTAAAAGAGTTTTCGACTAAAGAAGATTTCCGTAAGATCTTTGAGACTTTTAAGTATCATCGGGGACAGTGTATCGCTATAGAAGAAGAGTTAGATAGGAATAAAAACTATAATCGAGAGATTAATTTGGCGATTAGAGGGTTTTTAGAGGAGGGGATGAGAGAGGGCTCGATAAAGCAGAGTATTAATGTTATTGTCTTAGCAAATGCTTTATGGGGGGAGGAAGTGAGCTTTATATCGGAATTAGGAACAAAAGGTGATAATGATTTTGTTTACCTTTTTGATTTAATAATAGATTCTATAAAAAAAGTGTGAGGATAAAGCGATGAACAAAGCTAAGTCATTTATTATTGCAACTATACTGCTGTTCATTAC